GGTTTTGTAATTCTTTTCTTCTGCTCTTCTTCTTTTTTATCTTTGGCTTCTTGAACGTAGTCCCGCATACGAGGGTCTACATCCTTTTTGGACTTAACAAATTGTCCGCCCATTTGAGTGTACTTGGCATGAATCCAGTGTGCCTTAGCAGGAGAGTTTTTGGAAAATCTTGCGCCTGCTTGCATGGTAATCATGTTATAGAGCTTTGGATTGGCAGGAGTTTGTGTTGGCGCTTCTTTTACTTCTCTACCTCTAATGAGGGCCACAATTACTCCTTAGAAATCTCGAAGCCCTGCCCCGTGGAAGAGAGGCAGGGATACGAGAGTGAAATTAGTCTTGTACTACTGCTGGGTTAAGGCGCTGCTGATGTGATCCGCTGCGGACAACTTCTTCAATACGGTTGTCACCGTGGTCAGCAAATCCACCCTTAGCAAACTCTGAGAGAGTGTTTGGTGCTTCTACCCATGCTGCAGAACCGACGTGAGCACGCTCACGCATTGTCTCTTCAGCTGGCTTCTCAAATACGTTTGCATTACGGTTTGGACGACCTGCTGCAGGCATGTATCCCTGCATAGCGCCCTTTGTGAATTCTTGTGGGACGTCTGTGTCTGTTGCGATTCCTTCTTCAAAACGAAGTGGTCCGCGCTGCCCTGGTGTTGCTGGGGACATCTTGCGGTCGTAGACAGGACCGAACTTTTCAGGAACGTGAGGTGATGGTGCAATTGTCATTATGACTCCAATGGATAGTAAGGGAAAAGGCCTTTTTCCTATTACATAGTCTCTCGCTTTATAGGGGCGAAATGTCCCTAAAGCCCAAAATTTTTACAGGTTAGCGGAAGAACGGTGAAGAGGAAACTTCTACAGATGGCATCGTTAAGTCCATAGTTAAACAACACGCAATAGCCAAAGAGTCTGCAAAATCGTCGTGTGCGTGAGCTTCATCAGGGGCATGTGCCAAGAAGTTAGGGCCTTGGAACTTTGTCTCTAGGTCAGACATCTGCTGGTAGAAACGCTTCCATGTACGTAAACGGCGCGTTTTTGCGTGTGCAGGCCACCCAACCATACGGCGATCAATAAGCGCTTTAAGGTGCTTCCAGCGCTTAGATTGCTCAGACTGACTGCTACCAAGTGAATGTACTTCAGCTCTTGGTAGAAGGATCTTAAGGCGTTGAGCAACTGCGTCACCCACACCGTTTGCATCCACCCCTACTGCAAGCACATCGTAGTTAGAAAGGAACTGAACAATTTGGAAGTACTGGTCTTCCCAATCATCTCCTTGGATCTCTAACCAATTAAGGATTCTGTGATCGAAGTAACCAAACTCATCTGGCCTATCCCAGTCAACCCACACAATTGTTACAACTGTAGAGTCGATCTTACGGGCTGGGTCAATACCAACAACAACAGGTGTACGGTGCCAAGCTTTAACGACTTCCTGTGAAGTGTCTCCTAGCTCATCAAGAACGTTAGAGGTAACGAACATACCTCTATCAAGCAACCACTTACAGCAATACGACATCTGGAACTCATCAGAGTCTTCACCAATACGAAGCATCTCTTTCTTAATGAACTTTCCATAGTTAGCGTTGTACTTAGAGACATCGCGGTAGTCCCACTGAAAATGGTTTTGTCTAGATTTAGCGCCCGTTTGTCTACGCTTGTTCAACTGAATAGACCGATAGAAGTTGTTCTTGTGTGTAGTTGGTGTGCCTGTTTTAACCATGGTACCCGAGTAGTACGCAAGCATAGGAGAGATGGACTTAGAGACTACAAAGTCATCTGCCTCTTGACACTCATCAATAACGATGAGATGGAAGGACTTAGATTCAATCTTTGCCCGTGGGTTAGCGGTCATCATAATTAAAGATGAGCCCGAATTCTTGAGCTTAATCTGTCGAGTTACGCCAGCAACTTTTCCTAGTGAGTCATCGATCTCAGGATCACCAAGGATCTCAAGTGCACGCTCAGAGGTAAGGCGGTTTACTGTACGACCAAAGAGAGTTTCTACCTGGCCCTCAACAGGGGCAAACATACCGATCCAGATGCCGTCTTTAAACTTACCAAGAAGGTCTGGGTACATCTTTGCTAGGCGTGGGAGCAGCACCATAAGGGTAGCCACAGTATTGGCAATGGTCTCTGATTTACCCGACTGACGAGCAGCTAAGGCTGTGACTTCTTCACCATCATTAATAAGTACCGACTCAATGATGCGGCGTGCTAGGGGAAGCTGATAGGGGTGAAGCGGGTGCCCTACGAGCATATCCATAAACTGGATACAGCGATCAATTACCTTTTGGACAAACTCTTTAGAGAGTTCATCAAGCTCTTCTTCTTCTTCCTCTATAAGGAGGTCGTCTTCAAGCTCTAACTCTTCATCTTCATCAAAGAACTCTTGCTCAGTCATATCAACCTTAGTTTATTGTAAAAAGGAAAGCCTGGGTGTTAAACCCAGGCTTACCGATGCCAACGGGAGAAGATAGAGGCAAGGCTTAGCATACACTAATTGTCGACAAATCGACGATCACTTAAGCGGCGTGGTGCGAGAATGTAGTTGGTCAATAACAGCGTGCAGAGCCTCTGATCCAGTCAAGGCTTCTTCTAAGTAATGCATATCTCTGTTTTTTGCATAGAGGGACATACAGCGCCCAATTTCGTACAGTGATTGGTCAATCCACATCTCTAGCTCTGAGGTGGGGATCTTAGAAACTCTCTTAGCTATTTTTTCAGAAAAAGGCTTAGTCCATGGCTGTTTTGATTTAGAAAGTCTCATCGTAATATCCGTCCTCTGGTGTCCATGCTATACGGGATCTCATAGCTTCAAATAGCATCTGGTCGATCTCATCTTCGTCAGGGTACCCTGTAAAGAGGTTCTTGTAAAAAATGCCAAAGTAATAACCAGGCTTCCTAAAAGGCACCCTAAAAACCAAGCACTTACCTTTACGGTATCTGCCCTCTGTTTCTTGGGTAGAGCCGATCTCTAAGATAGGTAGAAACCTCTTGTGGTAATACTCTAAAGTTCCAACGTATAGTGGTCCGAATGTTCTCATTAGGCGTTAAATAATACCCTAATCTCTGGTGGCATATCATTAGGGTTAAAAGGCCCCATATTGTCGTGTTGGTCTAGTCCAGAACCTGCAAGGTAGCGTCCTGTTGAGTTACTGACTTTTAGGTCGTTCCACATGTCTACAGGGATCTCGTTGTACTCCCACCAAGTGCCGTCTCTAAAACGAACAACAAGTTTTTGAGCATCTTCGCTGTAAGCAATTTTTAGCGCTCTTGGGCGAGGGGGATTAATGGTTGGCGCAGTTCTTGGGGTATCTGACCAAACTTCTACAGTACTTTCTTCCGTTTGTACAGGCTCGGGCTCTATAGGAGTCATAACTTCCCACCTAGTGGGTACTCCAACTTTTTCTTTTGCTGCTTCTACTAAGTTAAGCCTGCGGTTAGCGGCGTCTTCTCTTTGACTAGCCGTACTCTTGTAATAGTTAGCTGATTTGTAGCCCTTACCTTTTCCGCCCATTATTCCTCACAAACGTGTAAAGCAGTCTCATCTTCCTTGACTCGTGCCAAGCAAGAGCCGCAGCGTAATACGCGTGGCGGTCTAAAGTTATTTTGAGCAGTAGAGCCAGGCTCAAAGCCATAACCATCTTCGTTAAACTGTGGCTCGTAATCTGAAACTATCTCAGGCTCACGGAACATTTCTCTAGGAAATGGTCCTTGTGGAGATTCAACCTTGTCTGGGAATGGGTGCACTTGCACCGCATTAACCCGAGTCACTCTCATTCTGGGCTCTTAGTAGTCTTCTCTTTTGCCTTTGGTGTTGGCTCAACAAGAGGGAAGTGACCAGCAGATGCGCGGTCACGCAACCACGTTGGAAGGCAGGCAGCGCAGTAATCTACAGGGTTGACTCCTGGGTCAGCGGTTGTGTAGTCAGCAGACTTTTCACAGTTAGCACATTTAATAGCCATAGGTCCTCATCTTTCTTAGACGCCCAGTATAGACGAAAAAAGGTGGCCAGCGTGTGCTGACCACCTAGTTTCTAGATTATTACTTAGATGCGCCGATACCGAAGGATGCATCCTTTGGGTTCAATGCACGAAGTAGAGGACCTGCGACTGCACCGAGTGCTGCCAAACCGATAGACTTGGCATCTGTGTGCCCTGCCATATACATACCGAGGGCTGCTGATACTGCAGTACGTCCGTAAGACGCGGCTGCTGCCTGTAGCTGCTTATTCATATTTCTCCTTAGTCGTGGGCGTGTCCCACATCACTACTGTAGCAGACTATTCGCCTTCTTCAACGTGCTGCTCAAAACGACCTTCTAATTTAGAAACTTTTTCAGATATAACAATTTGGTTTTCACGTAACTCTTTGACAATAGGTAGTATTTGTAGCTTTACTACATCTAAAAGAGAACTTCCGCCATTATGACGCAATTCATTCATAGGCTCTTGGTCTGGGATCATATCCTCAACAGCCTTGCTTACTACATTCTTAAACAGCTTCCACGCAACTCCGCCTACTACAACAGCTACGCCTGTATACGCAGCGACGATAGTTGCTATATCAGTTGATGACACAGGATGTCCATTCTATGTGATAAATCTTACGTAATAGAATGGTTTTCCGTATAAAAACACAAAAGATGTATGTCTAATTAAATACAATTAAGCGTAATTTGTCCTATTAAACATATTTTTTTAATTAATTGTTATTCCGCTTGACATCTGCTGTAACGCTTGTGCTACTGTTGAGTACGAAAGAGGGCACCAGCAATGGTGCCCTTCGCCAACTGAGAGGAGCAGCGATGCTCAATATCAGAATTAGCTTTACAGTTAATTTGAAGAAGGTCGGAGCAGCAGTACTGGCAGGATTTATATTCTTTGCCCATATTGTAGCCCCAGCGTATGCAGTAACAGTTAAGGTTCCAACGTATGAGAAGCCAGTAACAATTTCTCTTACATACTTGACTGTAACTACTACAAAGACCGAAGCCAAGACCGCCTTGGCCAGCTCGTCGGTTAAGTACTTTGACCCACAAGCGCTTGCATTTCTCACGACATATGTCCAAGGATGGCGTATGGCTGACTGGAAGTGCCTAAATAATCTATGGAACTCTGAGAGCCACTTTAATCCTAAAGCACTAAATATGGGATCTAAGGCCTTTGGTATTGCCCAGTTCTTGCCAAGTACATGGGGAAACTATAAGGTTGCGAAAACAGCAAGCGCTCAACTACAAATTAAATACGGACTTCATTACATTGTGAAAAGATATGGGAGCACTAATGACCCTACAGGGGCCTGCACAGCATGGAAGTTCCACCAAAAGAATGGTTGGTATTAAAGCCCCATTTTTTGATGGAAGCCAACCGTGTGCGCAAATTGACTCTGAATTGTTCTTTCCAGAGTCAGCGGGTGATGCGGTAAGGCTTAAACCAATTATAAAAAAAATATGCGGTTCTTGTGACTTTCAATCTGAATGTCTTGAGTACGCACTCAATACCAATTCGTTTGGTATTTGGGGCGGAACTTTAGAGACTGAAAGAAGAAGAATGCTTAGATATCGAAAAGCTAGTTAAATAAAAAAGCCCCGATTGCTCGGGGCTTTTTGTTTTTGTTGATATTAGGAAGCGAAGTAAGGTGTGATTGTAATCGCAGAACCAGCAGAAACTGAGGCAGTTCCACCAGCAACTGATTGTGTCTTGATTGTGTTTGCACGAGCAGCAACCTTTGCAGTGTTACCTGAAAGACCGCTGTGTGAGGTGAT